CGCGCCACATGAGACCAGCTCGACGTAGCTCGATGCCGCGTCAAACACGGTATGTGTGTGATCGATCTCGAACGTGTCTGCGGCGTGGGTATTCGCTCCCTGCGCATCCACAAACACATTACGGGTCGTTCCGCCCAGGACGGTATTCCACTTGACTACGAATTTCGTTGCTGCCGACGCCCCAAAGAAATTCGCCACCAGCAGCGCGTAGGCCACAGACGCGCCGCTATAGGCGTTGCTGATCGTGTTCCTCTCGACTTCAAGGCGGTCGAGAATCGACCCCGGACTGAGCGTGCACATGATGGCCGCGCGCGAGGCCCGCCCGCCCTCGTCTGCCGTACCGTTCCCCCGATGACACGCGTTCAGTAACCGATTATTCGCAATACGTGCGCTGACGATCTTGGTCCCTTCGATATTCACGACAGCACGGCGTGCCTTTCGCACCTCGTTGTTTTCCACGACAAGGTGCGAAACCTGAGAATGATTAATCAAGGCATCAAATGAGGTCGCGTAGGCGACTTCCAAGCCTGTCGATTCAACGATATCAACCGTATTCCCACGAATAATTATCAGATCGGTAGGAAGGATGTCGGCAGGGGGCGACCCGGTGTCATTGGCGAATCTCACGATGGCTTCGGCGTCATTGACCGTCGCCGCGAGCAGCAGAATGTTGTTGTTGAGGATCTCCAGAAACGACTTGCGGTTCGCCGTGTAGCAGAAGTCCATCACGAAGGTCTTGCACTGGCGCGCGTAGTTGTGCGCGATGCGGAACTGCGAAAAGTCGTAGGCCGCGCCGGGGTGCACAACCTGACTCACGGCATTGGCGAACACGTTCATGCCGAAACACAGGTTGCCGGTGATGTCGTTATAGAGGCAGTGCGACTCAAAGAACGTGCTGTTCTTGTCCGGCACCGCCCCGAAACACTGGTTCCCGGCATATCGAGCTTTCGTCCCCGTAATGAAAAAAACCGAGTGGTCCGAGTTCGACGGGTTGGACGAGTACCCCGGCGAATAGATGCGGTTGTCGCTCGCATCGAACGAATCCACCTTCTCATACGAGAAACATTGATGGCCGGGGTTGCTAGTGACATTTACATTCTTGACGGTAAAGTTTCCGTTCGCCACCTCCCCAGAGTTGGAATAGATCCGCACCACCTGGCCGTCGATATAGTCCTTGGTCTGGTTGAGCAGAGGCGTATACAGCACCCTAAAGTCTCGAACATGGAACGAGCCAACCGCATAGGGCGTGTTGTTGTTCGCACGAACCCTGAAGTTTGCAAATAGCGCTCCAACATCCCCGCGATAAATCCCATCAACCGGACTGGGGCTAAGGTACTCGCCTACGCGATTGGACTCGTACTTGATCACCGTCGCGTCGCCGTCACCGTACACGGTTACGCCGTCGCCGATTTCGCACACGGTATAGAACTCATTTTTGCCGGTGATGGGCAGCATCGCCAGGCCGCGTGGATCGCCAGAGTTCAGGTAGTAGGTGCCGGCTGGCAGGTACAGATAACCGCCACCTTTGGCGACCAGCGCCGCCATGGCCGCGCGCAGGGCCGGAGCATCGTCGGTCACGCCATCGGCCACCGCGCCGTAGTCCATGATGTTGGCCACATCGCCGAGCTTGTCCGCCACCGTGCGGCCCTTGTAGCCGACCATGTCGGCGCCATCCGCAGTGGCCAGATCCTGGCGCAGCACCGCATCGCCGACCGAAACGAATTTTGGCGCATCTACTGCCCAGTCGCCATTCAGCGAGTACGGTAGCGCCAGCTCGGCCTTGGCCCGGTAGAGCTCGCCGTCTTTGCGAAAAACCTTGTTGTAGCCATCAACGACAAGGCCGGCGGCATAATCGCCAATGACCACGAGCGAGGCGCCTTGCTCGAAAGCATCGTACTGCGCTTGCATATCAACGAGGTTCTGGTCGGCTTTTGCGACGGCCTGGTCAGACTTTTCGTTCGCAGCGTTAGCGGCTGACAATGCTTCGTCGGATTTGTCGTTGGCGGCATTGATCTCGGTCTGTTGTTGCTGATCGATCATGATCAGCTTATCAAACACGTCTTCGTGTACCTCTGCATAAAACTTGCCTTGGTTGCGCAAGTCGGTCAATTGCAGCAAATCGACGTGACGGGTGACCTTTACTTTCTCAACGGAAAGCGGAGCTGCCGTGAAGGTAATCGTGCCTCCGTTCTCATTGCCCGCACCGGTGACGGTGTAATCCGAGTTCAGCGAAAGGGGCGTAGTGACACCCGTTACTGTGTTGGTCGCTTCTACGATCAAATCGGCTGACGAATTGAACTTGAACCCGATCGGAAAACTGGTGGCAACACCGTTTCCGACGAAGGCTGCAACGTTGGTGCTGGTTTGAACGGTCATGGCCGGTCCTTTCGTGCGGGCAATAAAAAGCCCCGCTCATTGGCGGGGCCTGGAATTTGGGCAATAAAAAACCCGCCGAAGCGGGTCTTGTGGTTAGCGAATTCAGCCGTCTTTAAGCCAACTAATCAGTGGCTCTGTAGTTGCTCGATGGGCGAAGACAAGCCAGCCCCCTATGACAGCGGCCGCCGCCGTCGCTAGAAGCCAAATTTCTTGGTGAATCGCCGCGCTATAGAGCGCCATGGCTGCGGAGCGGTACTCGGCCGTGCGGCCCGTATAAAATGTCGCATCCATGAAGACTCTGCGATGCTCAGCCTGAGCATGCGTGTAGTCCTGAAAAAAGATCGCCAGAGCAAAGGCTAATAAAACAGCCGCAGCAGCAACCAGCAGAACCACACCAATGCGCTGCGCTCGGCCGAGTGGTTCGGAAAGCCCAATCAGCGGGTGGGCGCCTTTTCGGCACGCCAGCAAAAGCCTAACGACAAGAGATGCCGTCAACACAACGGCAATAAGATCTGCCGTCGCCCATGCTGACCAAACTTCTGTTTCCGGAACGATATCGCCCAGGTCAATGGGCCCGCCAATGATCGGGCCTCCTGTATAGATCGTCACACCCCCTCCTTAGCTAAGCACCGCAGCCGCCCATGCAGCACCGATGCAGCCTGCCATAATCAAGAGCCACCAGAGAAACCACTGCATTCCTTCCTTAACGGCAAGGATTGCTGCGGGTATTGATCCAATCCTGCCGCCATCAATATCCGTAGCTATCGAGATACCCACGAAAGTCGCCGGAAAGAAAATAGCCATCGCGATATAGGCAGACCATGGCGGAGGCGCCGCAGCAGCTCCAATCGTTGCGAGCAGGACTGGTGCCACGACAATCCACAGCAGTGATATAACCACGGACATAGACATCCTTATCTGAACACGTCGGAAACTGTATCGACCACCGCACCGGTAGTGTCGAGGTAGTTCCGAGAAGGCGAGATTAAGAAGCGCTGTGCGTTTTCTTTTTCAATTCGTCTTTCCATCCTACGAAGTGATCCAGGATTCAGCGCCTCTTGCAGGCTATGAAGGAACAAGTAGTCAAGCGCTGCGCGAGTGTAAAACAGATTTGCGAAAGGCGTATTCTGGATTGTGTAACGCACAGCCGCCGCTGCCGTATCGTCACCATCGCGCGCCCTAGCGAACAGGTCATACCCGCCGTCGATCAGGCCCAGCGTCGGACCTGACAGCGACTGCGTGAGCCCGCCGCCGAAGCGGTTGGCTTCACCGAACAGGAAGTCACCGTACAGCCCGAGCGCGCCACCCTGCAGCATCGCCGCCACCCAAGTCTTGGGGTCATCTGCCGGCCGAGGTTCGCGTCCTTTCAGCAGATCCTTTGTGGCCATGGCGCCATAGCCGAACAGCGTGGTCCACAGCATCAGCTGAGCGATACCGAGCTTTTCGCCGTTGCCACTGCGCATAGCCTGGATCAGTTCGCGGCCAGGGTTTGCACCGTAGGCACCTGGCTTGTAGCCCCGCCCATACAGCTCTCGGCCGAACGACTTCTGCAGAATGGCCACAGGGAATGCCTTGAACTGACCGACGAACCGCAGAAGTTCGCCGGCTACGGTTCCGGGTTGAGTGCCGCGGCGCATCATGGCGCGCGTCCTGGCGTCCGGCTCGATGACGGCATAGCTGGCCCGGTCAGTGATGTAGCTGCGCAGGCTGCCGCGCAGCTCCTCGCGCAGCTCAGCAACAGCCGCGTCGTTGACTGTGCGACCCTTGCTGGTGAGGTATCCGGCGAGATCCGCGTCAGCGATATCGTCGATGCCCTGGGCTGTCATGTACTCGCGGCCGTCGGCCTGCTTGGCTCCCGTCCTCCTTACCAGATCCCACTTGCCAGCATCGAAGTCGAACAGCTCAAGCGTGCGCCGCAGATCAGGGTTCATCTGGTCCCAGTTCAGTGAACGGTTGTAGGCCAGGTGATGGCTCATCATCAGCGCCGCGGTGCTGCGCATGGCGTCCGTCCACCAGGTCAAGCCGTTTACCTTGAAGAACCGTTGCTGCCATTTGCTCATCTGCCCGCCAAGCGAATCATCGGCGCTGAACTTGCTTACCACCTCGCCGCGCACGCTGTCGAAGAACACCCCCAGAGTCGAGAGAATTTCCCGTTGCTCAGCTGGCTTGCGGCCCTTGACCATGCCGCCGATCAGTGCGCCCATGGAAGACAGCATGCCCTTGCCCTGGTAGCGCATTTCGCTCGCTGCAACGGGAAGGTCCGTCACGGCTGAGATGACCGCGCCGCCCAGCTTGGCCATTGACTGCCAAGCGCGGAGGTTCGAAGCCACCCTGGCGCCAACATGGTTGACAGCCATGCGGGACGTGCCGTCGATTTCCGAGAAGCGTGTCTTGAGCAGCCCGTTGCGATCCTGCTGGAATTTGCGCAGGCCTTCCGGGTCATTCTTCAGATCAAGCTGAAGCTCGTCGAGCGCGGCGCTCCAGTTGCTTTCAGGGTTGGTGCCCAGGCGACGCATCAGGCCGGTGCTGTCACCCGAGCGGTCGAGGCCACCAAGGAATGCTTCGCGCAGCGAGCCGGTGCCGTAGACCTTGTTGTACTGGTTCCACGCTACGCCGTCCTTGAAGTGCAGCACGCGCTCGGCGCTGACCTTCTTGGCCAGGTTGCGCGGACCTTTAAAGCCTGTCGGTTCTGGCGTGGTAGCTTTCAGGTGCACACCAGAGACCAGATTGTTGTAGGTGGCCAGCAGGAAGCCATCTACGTCCGAGCCAGCCTCGAAGGTGCGTTCGTCCAACAGCGGCAGGATCTCGTCGCGCCATTGCTGGAAACCGGCGCGCTGAATCTTGTACGGGTCGTGGGACTGGCGCACCACGTAGCCAGGCAACTTGCGGATGAAAGCGCCCGCGCGGTTCGCGTCGATCCTGGCCGTCTCCTGGTATTTCTGCATGATCTTGGCGATCGACACGGCTTCCTTGCTCAGGCCGTCCAGCGGACGATCCATGCCGATACGCCAGAGCGAATCTGCGATGTCCTGATCCAAGTCGCCGCGAGTCAGGAAAGGCAGCAGCCCCTCCTTCTCGATGTCGTTGAGGAAACCGGCGATATAGGCCTGGCTGAGCTGTTTCTGCTCGGCCGCGACCGACCGGCGCGCGCCTGCCCGAGCAACGTTGGTGCCGACAAGGAATGACTCGAGTCCGAGGTCGGGACGATCTGACCATGTGCTGCGGATATAGCCGACCAGTTCAGCGCGGCGGCGAGCGTTGAGCAGCGCGTTACGCTTCTCGATGGCAGCGGCCAGCTTCACCTCGTTCCCCATCTCGTCAGCGGCACGCAACGCAGCGTCTTCTAGGCCAAGCATGCCGTCAGTCGCCTGCAGCTGTTTGATGCGCGCCTGTAGGTCGCCTACCAGCTCGACCATTTCATTCTCGTTCAGCTCGCGCCCTGCGGCCTTGGCAGCAGCCTGGATTGTGTCGATGCAGTCTAGAGCGCCCATTAGTTCCTCAACTGACAAAGTGCCGCGGCCCGGTAAGCGGCGGCGTAGGTTTCGGCATCTGCGGCCAGTTCTTCGGCTTCGCGCAGAAATGGCTTCAGGTCGATTCCGGCTTGTGCAGCCATCTCGTCGGTCAGCGCCTGCTCATCGGCAAGCATACGCTCAGCGCCTTCAAGGTCTGTCCCGTCAAGCGAGTTGGCAGTTTCGTCCGCCATGTAGGCGGCTACCTCGCCTTCAGGATCTGAAACGGTCCTGATCGGCTCCTTGATGCGCTCAAGTGCGGCTTGTCGCTTGGCCGGATCGGCAAGATGGAAGATCGGCTCGACGTCGACTGGTCTTCCAGTTACGGCTTGGGCTACCGCCGCACGCAGCGCGCTTTCGCGAACCTGCCACGGCGCAGATTCGGCCATTGCCCGCGCAGTCTGGCGCAGCTCGAAACCAGACGCCGCCTTGCCGGCAGCTTCGTCTATGCGTGCCTGATAACGCTCAGGAATTTCTCCGCGCTCTAGGCGTGAAAGCTCTGCCCGCGCCTGCTCGGCACTCCGATTGCCTGCCAGGGCGTCGTCAACCTCAAGGCTGCGCTCTGTAAGTCGCTGCCGCTCCTCCGTGATTGCGTCACGCGCGGCACGCTCTGCCTGTTTGCGCGTTAGGCCTTGCTGCTGGAAAGCCTTGGCGCGATCTCGAAAAGACTCATCCAGCGTCGACAGGCTGCGATTGATAGCAGAGCGCTCGCCCTTCAGGTCGGCCACGTTTGGCAGGCGGCCCTCTGCGACGGCCTGCAGCTCTGCGCGAATCTGCGGGATCAGGTCGTCACGAGCTTGGATAGCCGACGCCTCGGCGATGCGCGCACGATCAGCCTCAATGCCGCGGGCCAGCGAATCGCTCAGGCGCAGCATGGGGTCGTCGTCGCCGCGCCGTAGTGCGATCTCTGGCGTCGTCGCCCTGGCCTCAGCGCCTTGCGGAGCTTCTGCCAGTGACTCGACCCTGACTTGCTCGAGCAGGTTGCCACGCCGAAGATCGCTGACCAGGCCGCCGGCCGCGTGCAGCCCGCCACCGAGAACTGATCCGAATGCTACGTTGAGCAGGCTATTGGTGATGTCGTAGTCGGCCTGATCCTGCGCGGATGCGTACAGCACCAGCGGCTCAACCATCGCCGCACCTACGGCGCCCTCTAGCGCCCCAACGCGAGCGCGAACGCCAAACCTGGCCGCTCTGGTAGTGGCATTGGCCAGCATCGACGCATAGCGCGCCTCGCCGACTACGGGGATAAATGCCGATGCGATGTTGATCGGGTCAATAGCCGAAGCGGCAAAGCCCGCAAGCAGCTGAACCGGGATGGTCGACGCCGGCGCGTTGTCGAGCAGGAACTTGCGCTGCGCCTCTGCGCGCTTACGCTCGACCAGGATATCAAGAACGCCTTCGCGAATACCGCCGTCATCGATGGATAGGTCGAGGCCTTCTTCCTTGACGCGTGCACGAGCAACCTCGGCAGGGAGCATGGGCGATTCAGGCTCAGCCCTAACGGCTGGGGAGGTATACCCGCGCGCCGTCATGGCAGGACGGATAACCTCACCCTGCTCGGCGTCAGCAAGCTCGGAAATCCTGCGGGCTGCCATCACCGGGTTATCAAAGGCCTGCTGATCCCACGCAGCCTCTGCCGCATCAAACTGCCCGGTGACCGAGTCCCTAAGAAGATCGTAATCCGGGTCGACGATATTGCCATCAAGATAGAGCGTCATCTCACTGATCTCGTTTTGCTGTAGTCGAGCATGCTGCCGCTAGGCATGGGGATATCGGCATTCGGAGCTTGGATGGCCTTCCGCACCGCCTGCTCTGCAAGATCATCCCAGCTACGTACAATCGGCTTCTTATTTTTATCGAGCACCGCCCTGCCGTTTCGGTAAAGCATCAAGCCTACATTTTCGTCTGCCGTGTTGACCCAGTAGGCTTCTTCGAGGTTGGCTCGCGCTTGATTGAACGCATCCTCTTGCTTCATCCATGGCTCCTTGACGAAATGCAAGGATGAAGGATCGATGCTCTCCAGCGCGCGCTCTGTGCCAACCTCAACGAGGTCAGCATCGAACGACTTCGGTACGCGATAGGTGCCGGCCAGCGTGTACTTGTCATCGATCAGCGATTTCTTCACCAGACTGACCGCGTCCCGCGCGCTCTTGCCCTGCCCCATGTAAGCGTAGGTCAGGCGTTCGGCTTCGCTGTAGAGCGTGGAGAATGTGCGCTCGCCACCGACCTGCCCGGCCAGGGTGTTGCGGAACTCAGCCATGCCTTCATTCAGCGCAAGCTTGGCGTCGCGCGTCTCGGTGCTGTCTAGGCCCTTCTTCAGTTCCTCGGTCTTCAAGTGCGCAATACGGGCCAGCGTTGCCGCTGTCTGCTCGTCCACGCCAGAGCCAATGACCAGCGCGGCGCCCGGCAGCTTGTCCTGCAACTGCTTGTAGACGGTCGGCCAGTGCTTGCCCCACTGCTGTTGCAGCTGTTCGATGAGCTGAGCTGCGTTGCTTCCGCCGTCTTCAGTATTCTCGAATGCAGCGGCGATGCCGGCAGCCTGGCGGGAAGTGAGCAGTTTCGGATCTGGCGCACCAAGACGCTGTTGTTCGGCAAGCATGGCAGTTGCATACGCCTCGGTAGCTGCTGGGTCGCCACTTGACGCATCTTCAGCGGCCTTACGCAAATATGGGCTGTAGCTGGCTGCGTAGAATGCCGGGTCGCGCTGAAGCTCGTCCGCTGCTTGCGATGCTGCATTGATCAGCGTTCCGTACAGCTTGGCATCGACCGCGAAACCGTCTTCGGCCACGCCATCCTTGGCTGGACGGAACTGCTCGACTAGACGCATGCGCTCCTCGGGCGAAGCGGTCTTGACCTGACGAATAGCAGAACCAAGCGCCTGTGTCTTGGCAAACTGCTGGTAGCGCTCGGCGCCCTCTTTTGCTCCAAAGGACGCCACGAACTCTGACTGCGACGGCGGATTGTCGAATTCATAGCCGGACAGATAGGCCGACTGCGCGTCAGACACGCGACTCGACAGCTCCGCCCGGGCGATCGCCTGAATCTGCCTGGCCTCGATTTCGCGGCGCTTGATCTCGCGGTCGATCAGATTCGATACACGCACCTGGTCGTCGGCAGTCATCTGCCCTTGCGCAGTCTCAAAGTACTGCTTCGCGCGCCCCGGATCCTCGTTGACCATGCGAGAGATAACGGCCGTCGCCATGCCGCTGTTGGCCTGGAGCAAGTTGGCCTGCAGCATCTCCTCCGGGAGGCCTTTGCGCTCAGCCTGCGCCTTCAATACCTCATTGGCCGAGCGCTGGTAGTAGGCAATCTTCTCCGGGTTGTTGTAGTTCAGTGCAGCACCCTGCATGGCCGTCTCGAGCTGACCGCGGTCGACGTCATCGTAGTAGCGCTGACGCTCGCCGTATTCGTAGCGGTTCAGCTCGCGCGAGATGGACTCACGGCGCTGCGCAGCAACCTGGGTGAACAGGGCACGCTGCTCTTCTGATTTGAGACCGTCAGCGATCTTCGCCTGCGCCTCCTCGAACTGAGCAAGCGTGTTGTTGGTCACGTCGAGCGCGTTCTTGCCCTTGCGGGTGTACACACCGCTTTCCGGGTTGAACAGCGTGTTGTGCTGCCAGTCGGTCAGCTGCTTGTCGGCCTCGAGCAGGGCTGCTCGATTGGCGTTCTCGCGCTCCTTTTCGACCCGGCGCAGCATGGCATTCTCTGCCTGCTCAAGGCCGCGGGTGAAGCCTGACGCATCCGGCGCCCGCATGCTGAACCCGTTGGAGTTCACCGGGCGCAAGCTGACCTGGCGCTGCGAGTAATCTGGGACTCGTGCCATCAGGCGCCTCCAGCTGCAAACATGGCGCCCTTCTCGGCGCCGCCCAGGATAGAACCGAACGCTTCCATCTTGCCTTGCCACTTCGCCAGCTTGCCTTGCTGCCGCTGATCCATCGCCTGCACCCGGTAGCCGTAGGCCTCGCGCGCGGCGTTGTTGATGATCGTAAGCGCGTCCAGCTCGCCCAGCGCTGCGGCGTCGTTCTGCACCTGTCCGGCCGAGCCAGTGTTCACGTCGATGTTGCCTGCCGCGAAACCTGTGCGCTGTGCACCGATGACCTGCTGCGTGGTTTTACGCTGCTCATCGGCTTCAATGCTGCCGCGCTTGATGGCATCCCTCGCGGCCTGGTTCGAGATTCCGGCATTTACCTTGGCCACTTCGTCCAGGTACTTGCCTTGCTCATAGCTCGCGTAAGCGTTGAACAGGTTACTCACGCACATGGTTGGCGCCTCATCCAAAAACAGTGAAACGGGAGGCCAAGCGGCCCGTATGGCTCAGGATCGCCGAAGGTGAAGCCGAGCCAGCGCAGCCAGCGAATGGCCGCCGCGTTGCGGACATCGACGTAGTTGACCAGCACCTCATGGCGCGTGAGCATTTCTGCTACCTCCGGCTTGCAGACCTGCAGGAACGCCTTCGGAAAACGCTCTACATGGCGCGTGCTGATCAGCCACGGAACCCCGGCCTCTGCCGAATGCCGAGAATCACCGAACACGGCCACCACGATGCCGCTCACGACGATTTTTGACGCCTTGCAATGGTTAGCCAGCGCATCGGCAAGAGCTTTGCGCATGGGCGTTTGCAGGGCTTCCTCTATCTCGTCTCGGTCGGCCTGGCGGATGTCCGGCAGGATCGCATCGATATCCGCCTCACACAGCGGCACAACTTCAGCCTTTACCACTGACAGTCACCTCGGGAATGACAGCAAGGACGGTGAGCGGGAGCGGATCTGCCTGCTGGATGTAGACGCGACCAGACTCATCCCACACAGAGCTGATCTTGAGTTCGCTCGGGCCTGTCAGCAGCGGAATCGGTGCGTTGTAGCGCTGGCGATATTCGGGTTTCTGCTCGTAGAGCTTGTCGCCCTTCTTGCGCCCGGCCATGAAACCGCGTGACTCCTCCACGTACACCGTGACGCTGGGGATGATCTTGCGCTTGTCGAGCAATGTCTCGTTGCCTGGCACGTCGATCTCGAGCGTCTCGATCTCCGCCACATACGGCAGGCCAACATGGACCACTGCGGCGGACGACTGCAGGGTAATCGATCCGCCGGTCACTACGCGCTGAGGATGCACGTCGCCGTCTACCAGAACGGAAACGGTCTTGCCCTCGAGGTGAGACAGGCCAGACACGGTCGTGGCCATCAGCGCCCAATCGCTAACCGCAACGTCTCGCAGCGACTCCGGGCATATCTCGAGCAGCTTGGCCGTCATCACAGTGGACGACGTGAAGCCCGTCAGCTCGATCCGCACAATTTCATCGCCGGCCCGTAGACGCAGGCGGCGACCGATAAGGCCTGCACTGAACGACGAATGCCCGACGGCCGTTACCGTGACTTCCTCTGGATACTTCCAGTCCGTTCCGCCGCTGAGTGTCAGCGTCTCGTTGGTGGCATGGTTTCGGCCGTCATAGGTCAGCCCGCAGTCGACAAAGAACGCGTCTTCGATATCCTCGATCTGGCGCGTCTCTAGTCGCTCGATATAGCGCTTCGTGGCGCCATTGATCGTGCGGTTGACTAGCAAGTAAAGAGCGTCCTCTCCACCCTCTGCAATGCCGCACACCGACTCTACAGCGCCATCGGTGTGATGCTGATGCCAGGCCAGCAGCTGCTCCTCTGGCAGGAACGTCATTCCAAGCATCGCGCCATCATCACGCACCGCCCAGACGAGGCGGTCAGGCACCTGCTGGTACGCCCAGTCGACCAGCGTATGCCCGCGGAAGAAGTGCGGCGAGAACTTGGTCAGGTCGTCGCCGGAGAACCCGTCGCTTTCGAAGGTGTAGGCCAGCGAAGACACGGCATTGCCGCGTTGCTGCACGTAGATCGCGCTGTCGTTGATGACGATCGGTGGAATCTTGGAGATGCCGTTGTAGCTCTGGATGTCCGCCTTGACGTTCTTCGGTGTTATACCGGCGTCATCGCCTGCGATTACCCACTCACCGCCAGTTGTCAGCCCGAGCAGCTGCCGAAGCGGGAGCAGATGGCGGAAGCGATGAACCTGGCGCGCTGCTATGGTCAGGGTGATCGAGTCATCATCTTTAACCGGCGTCGCATAGCCGAAGTTCTTGAAGTTGCCAGTCTTGCTCATCCAGATGGTCTGGGGCTTCAGATTGCTTCCGGCGAAGCACAGGCGTTGCTGGTAGTAGCCGACGGCTCCGGGGTAGTTGCCAGCGCCAACGAACGGATTGTTTCCAGTCGGCGGCGTGTCTGTCTTGGTCGGCGAAATGTTGTTGTCGGTGAATGCAACGCTGTCCGCGCGGCCGATGAAGCCGTAAATGCCGGAACCGTTGTTGTCCTTGTAGACGTTGTAATAGTCGGCGCCAGTGACCGCAGACCAGCTAAGCACTGCGCCGGGCTTGCTATCCCAGCTTGCCACGCTGGCCGCAGTTGACGGCAGACTTTCTTCGGGAACCTCGCTATCCGATACGGCAGTGATTACGTAGCGGAAGGTCGTCGTATCGCCAGAGCCTCCAGAGCGCGCGGCGGCAGAAAGGCCAGTCGGCGCATTGATGCTCGGCACAAAACTGATCGCCGCCAGCGTCCAGTTGTCATGATCCAGGCGCGACAGTTCGCGTGGCGCATGCGACGGGTGAACGATCGTCATCACGTCAGCCGACTGCGTGTAGTTCAGGTCAAACAGCTGGGACTCGGTGAACGGCGTAACGATCTCATACGGCACGCCAGGGCTCGACTCTACGATGCCGCCATCCTTGTAGACGCGCATGTAGAGGTCGCCGAACTCTAGGACATAGGTCTGCTCATCATTGAACTGGAACGGGATCAGGCGGGCCTTCCCGCTGCCCTTGGCCTCGTAGATGAATCGGGTTCCAGGGCGATTCTTGACGCCCCCATAAGGCATCACGAAGAAATTCGAGCACAGGCGCAGGCCGGTCTGGTATCGGGCCAGATCGACGCGCGCGTAGAGGGACGGCGCCAGTTCGCCCGCAGCGAACGACGGCTGAATGATGCTGTTGCCCATCAGTTGCGCGCCTGTATGAACTCGGATTCTGGAACCGGGCCCTCCTCGCTCTCTTCAAAGGCGAGGGCCTGGGCCTGGCTGATGGTCATCTGGTAATTCTGCATCGCGGACGAGTAGTTCTCTGGCCTGGCCTGCAGCCCCATAGCAAGCTCGGCAGCAAGGCGCCACGCCAGCGCATTGACGAACATCTGCGGAAAGTAGGTCGTATCCTCGACGCGCACCGTGTAGACCAGCTCGGCCTGCTCCTGATTGCTCAGAATGGCTCGGCCGCCAGCCGCGTTCACGACCTTGAACGGCACGCGTTGCTCTGCAGTGGGCATCTCGAGCCCTGGCACGCTGATACGGCGCGCCTGCAGGCAGTTGACCGGGTAGCGGTAGCGAAACGCCCAGTTCTGCGGTGGCGAGCCGATATCAGCCAGCGCAACACGAGCCTCGGCAAAGGGCCAAGGGAACGCCTGCAGCACCTCGTCGCGGCACTGCTCGTAGTGGAGCGCGCACAGCTCGGCCGCCTTGCTCTGCTCGTCGATCGAGTCGATGAACTGGTTCTGCCCGATGCGGGTGAGCGCCATGTTGCAGATTTGAACGACACTGGCCATGCGATCTCCGGAAATGAGTAGGGGCCCGGAGGCCCCTTGGTGTTACGCGTCAGGCAGGTTGCCAGACTCTTCAGGCTTGACGGCCGGCTTGGGGCCGGGCTTTGCCTTGGCTTCAGGCTTGGGCTTGTCGCCACCAACCTTTTCCATCCAGCTGCCGAGATCCTTTTCGCTTGCAATCTCGAACTGTTCGCCGATGGCACGGAGGCCGCCGTAGAAGCCAACCTCTGTTGCGACTACGTCCATGACTCCTCCTTACGCGATGGTGAAGCCGCTGGCGTAGTAGGCGATGTCCTGAACGTCCTTGACCAAGCCGGCGAAGAAGCTACCAGCGGTCAGGGGGCCGGTGCCGACAACGTAGTTGGCACGCAGGTAACGGCGAACGCCACGCGGCACAGCCACGGCGACAGGCTGCTTGCCAGCGGCCATGCCCGCCAGAGCAACAGAGCCGGAGTCGTACAGCGTGACCCACGTGCTGTTGTCGTCGCTGGTCTGCAACTGGAAGTTCACGGTGGCCGCGCCGGCTGCGGTTGCAGTGGTCAGCGCAGTGACAACGAAGTGCATGGGCTCGCCAGCGCCAATGTCGCGACGGGTGTTGCCATGGGTCAGCGGACCCAGATCGATCACGTCGGTCGAAGCGGCTGTTGCGGTGACTGCCTGCGCAGCGCTGAAGGTATTCAGCTTATCGGTGATCATTTGGTTCTCCTCAAGCCACGGCGGCTTCGGTGTTGAGCAGGGCGTCAGTGGTGCGGAAAGGCACGCCACGCAGACTGGTGATGAACTCTCCATCGAACTCCTTGATGGAGAGCTGGACGTTGGACTTGTTCATAGCCTGGATGTCGAGCATCTCGCGGACGGTGCGGTTCATGTAGAACGCAGCACGACCCAAGCGCAGATTCGGGATGCGGTGGATGGCTCGAATCATGTTCTCGACCAGCTTCACCGAAGCGCCAGTGCTGTCAGCGATCAGGTCGGACACGTCGATGTTGCAGATGCGAACGGCATAGCGCCAATCTCGCAGGGCAACACCGCAATTCCACTTGTAGTGGTCGCGGAAGGCGCGGAACTTCTTGCCTGTGCCATCGTCGACCAGGTCGATGCCCATGTCGTTGTGGTCAAGACCGGCGTTGCTGCCTTTCGGGTAGATGCCGTGGACGGTGTGCTCGCCCCATACGACCAGCCAAATGGAGGTGTTGTCCGAGCCGGCGCCACCCATCTTGATGATGTTCGTGCCGTTCTTGGCGGTGCTGTCCGAGTAGCGCGGGGCTAGTCCAGTGAACTGAGCCGGGTTCAGCGCGGAGTTGTTGTAGAAGATGCCAGACGCCATGGTTTGGTTCATGCCTTCAACGAAGGCAGCGTTTTCGGACAGGCGGAATGCAGCAGTGCCGCCATTCAGCGCAGCGAGCGCCTCGTCCACTACGCCAAGCGATTCGAGCATCGCGCAGGTCTCATCGACTTGGGCAGTGGTGCTCTTTTCGCTCGGGATACCAGCGTTGAGCGCGCGGTAAGTACCAGCTGGCAATCCGGTGCGGGTGGTCGTGCGGTGGCCGGTCGGGAGGTTGCCTTCCAGCCAGAGCATGTCGGTCAAGATTTCGTTGGTCTGGCTCAGCATCTCGACGATGCGAGCCGGCTTGCTGTCAGGATCTTGGCGCTTTGCCCAATCCGTCAGAGTCAGTGCAGTGTTTCCGATAACAGCCATTTGTGTTTCCTCGATCAATTAGCGCCGTAGAAGACTTCAGCGTCAGATTTCCGGCTCTGTTGTTGATTGCCGCCCATCACGAGGTTGTCCTCGCTCAGTGCCTTGCCAATGCGATGACAGAACTTCACCAGCTCGGGGTGGTTACCGATTCCGGTTTCGTTCAGTAGGGCGCGCAGTTCAGGGCTTCCGAATTTCTCCACGGCCTTGACGGCGGTCTCTACGGTCTTGTCGTAGTTCTCGCCACCAAGCTCCTTGTCCGCTTTCACGGCGTCTGCCCAGCGCTGCGACTGTTCGGCCTGAGCCGCCTCAAGCGCCTGCATACGCTTCGAATCGAGCTGGCCCTGCAGGTCGAGTAGCTTCTGTGCTGCCTCTTGCGAGATACCCAGCTCCTTGGCGATGCCCTTGAAGCTGGTCAGCACTTCCGCATCGAGCTCTGCGCCGTCGGCGAGCTTGAAGTCGGCGTAATCATCAGGCGCCCCTTGGGGCTGGCCGTCGCCATCTGTTTTCTCTGGCGCGGGCGTTTCCGGGGTCGCCGGGGCCTGCTCAGGGGTTTCAACAGTGGCTCCGGACTGAACGTCTGCCGCTGCGCTGGTGGTGGCTTCCGGAGCGCTTGCTTGAGTCGAGTCAGTCATTGGTTTCCGTTTCCTCGGGTTGGCGGGCGTTCTCTGCTGCCATCACTGCGAACTGCGCGGGACACAGCCGGTCGATCTCGCCCAAAAGAAAAAGGCCGGTATCTCTCCGGCCCTCGTTGAAGTTCATCACCCCGCCGTGCGTGTTGAAGACGGGTTCGAACACCTTGCACCTGGCCATCAGGCGCCAGACGATGCGGCGCCCTCGCGGGTCGTCCATCAGCCAGCGAAAGTCAGCCTCGAGGGTTTCGCGGGACAGCCGCTCCTCACGCTCAGCCTTCTTCAGGGAGCGCTCATCGCTTGCGTTGGTCATTGGCCTACCAGTGCGGTCAGTGCGTTGTCGTTGGATACGTCGGTTTCAGAGAGCAGCTTGGCGCCCTGGATGCCTGCCAGCATCTGCTGGTTCATGGCCTCGGCCTGAGCCGCATCGGCGCGGGCCTTGCGAATCTGGCCAACCTCATCGTCAGAACGGATGATCGTCGGCGGCACACCAGACATGCCGGCGTACTCGTCTACAGCCTGGTCGAGGTTGAGCTTGTCGACGATGTCCGGGTAGATGCCAGCCAGGTTCCCAGCGAAGCTCACCACGCGCTCGATGCCAGTGACCCCGAGCGCCTTCTGCGCCTGAGCGAGGATCGAAACGTACTCGACGTTCAGATCCATGCCTGCCAGCTCTTGCGGAGGCGGCGGGAGCAGAGGCTTGCCAGGCAGCAGGCCAGACCAGCGCGGTGACGATTGCTCGATCATCAGGTTGAACACCCGATCGATCAGCGGGTCGAGCAGCTCGTCGTTCATCCGCTCGAGCACTGGCCCGAGCATCAGCATCTTCTCTTCCTTGCGCGCCGCGATCTCTGTCGCAGTGCGGACGTCATCCATCGAACTGATCATCAGGAACAGGTCGACGAAGAAGGCCGAGTTGATCCGCTCCTCGTGTGCCTCGATCTCGCCGCGCAATGCCGTATAGGCCGACGGGTTGATCTCATGCAGCGGCGCGAACTGCTGGCCGACGTTCGTCATGTCCAGGTATGTGATGTCGCCTGGCAGGATTGACGCACGCTGGCCGCGCAGTGAAGCAGGAGCACCCATTGGCGGGTTTACCAGCTTCTCGAGCATCTGCGCCTTGCGCTTCTCCATCAGCTGCAGTGCCTTGGTATCACCGAGCGCCACTGAGCCCGGCCCGTGGCCGTAGACGTTCTCACCGTTGACGTCCCAGCGCGGCACCATGATCGGCGAGGTCTGGAACCCGGACTGCCGCAGCAGCGCGTCGGAATCCCCGCCCTTCTCCCAATACACGGACCTGAACGGCATATTGCGGTTGTCTGGCCTGCCAGAATCACGCTTGTCGTTCGGCTCGACTGCGTGGCAGACGTCAACCCACGCATCCGGGTTGCTGCTGAGCAGGCTCTGCGCGGCCTGACTCATCGCGTCGCGCCCGAACTGCTGCTCCATCTGGCGCGCTGTCATGCGGAACTCGCGATAGAGCGTGTCCACCTGTTGCCGCGAACTGGTAGCGGCCATGTAGCTGCCTGCCGTGAAGTTGTAGAACCTCACGAACTCGTCATCGTCCGGCATGCAGGCAATGGCGCCGATGCCAAAACCGCCCAGCTCGCCGTAGAGAGTAGGCAACACGTTGTACAGATTGGAGCGCGCGAACACGTCCTGCATGACGCGCTCGGCCTGGTGCAGCCAGGACTTGACCGGCCCGAACTCCATCAGCGCAGCATCAGGCGTGGCCAGCTTGAACCACGGCCGAGATGGGCTGGTCATGCCCGAGAACATGCCAGAGGCGAGGATCTTCAGCGCCGCGCGTGACGTGCTGTTGATGATCTTCTGGTCCCGGCGCTTGCCCTCGTTGGCGTCGCTCAGATTCCAGCGGCCCATATCAGGCGCGATGTAGTCGCTGATGTCGCGCCACAGCGGGAGCCAGCCACGGTCACGCTCGGTTTTGAGCTGAGATATGCGGCGATCCAGGCGTTGACGCAACGAATCAGCCATATCATGCCCCCAGGAGCGTTTTCTGCCCGGTCTGAGCGGTTGTGTTTAGCCCACCTGCGCCAGTCAGGATCGTGCTGCCTGCGCCTGCCGCTGCAGCCCTGCGACGCCGCTCGTCCTCGCGCGCCTGCGTGACGCCAGGGTCGACCGCAGTCGGCGTGCTCTGGGTTGGTGCATCTGGGGCGCTCGGCGGCTTGGGTGTTTCCATATCAACGAGGCCGAGCGTGGCCACTTTGACGATCTTCTTGAGCGAGCTGCCGCACATTGTTTCTACCTCGCAAACGGGTCGTAGTCGCTGAGCAGAGCCGTGCCCTGCTCATGCGTGTGCTGTGATTTCTGGACGGGGAATGTGAAGGTCAGGGCCAAGGCGTCAGCGTCGTCAGGGCTGATGCCGAGGCGCTTCTTGATGTCCGCCTTCTTCTCCAGGGCGATCTGGTCACGCTGGTTGTGCGTGTACTCGGGCGAGGTGAGCTCAGCCTCAAGGTCTGGGTCTTCCTCGATTGCCAGGCCGGCACGCAACGCCTCGCGCAACTTCCACCAGATGTACGTCCGCATATTCGCGTAGTGGCCATCAGGCGCCGCGCTGGCGAAGTTCACGTCAATGATCGGGATTCCAGGCATAAGGCGCCGCAGCTGGTCAGCCACAGGCCCGCCAACACCGGTCGAGTCGACGAATACAGCGTCGGGCTTGTGGTCCTGCACCGCCGTGCACACTCGAGCGATGAAAAGCGTCGTGTCGCGCGTTTCGCTGCCAGGGATGCGGATCGGCGGAATGGTTCGAGCATCAAGCCCGCGCCGGAACCGGATCACGTTGTTGTCAGCGCCACCACGTGCGATGTCGATGCCACACACCAGCGCATCAGACAGACCGAATACAGCCTCGCGCCGCATTGCCTCAGCCACCCAGTCAGTCGGTATCAGCTGCAAGTCGGACGCCCTCGGGAACATGCCGCGGACACGCACACGGAAGAAATCGGAATCTTCGCCGTAGTCCTCGGCCCACTTGGCGATCTGCGCCTTGTTGGTGCCGTCAACCGTGCGCGAGTCAACCTGCTTGGTGACCCAGCGGTGCTTGTAGCGTGTGAAGCACTCACGGAAACGCCCGGTGTTGCGCGTCGGGTTGCCGAAGGCCAGCCAGATGATCTCGGTGTCTTCGTCAGTCAGCGCACCCTCGGCCACCTCCCACACTTTGTCGGCAATGTTCGAGGCCTCGTCGAAGATCAGGACGATCCGCTTGCCCTTGTTGTGCAAGCCGGCGAATGCTTCGGTGTTGTGCTCGCTCCAAGGCACCGCGTCAGCCTTCCAGCTGTCAGTGTGCTCAGGGTCAACCGAGGCAACCTTCGTCGCGGTTACGTTGAACCAGTGCTTATTGATCGCCAGGCGGAACCACTTGCCGATCTCCGGCCAGGTCTTCGTCCGCAGCTGGTTCTCGGTGTTGGCCGTGACGACGACCTTGCAGTCCTCACAGGTGGACATGGCCCAGTTCAGGATCATGCCCATCTCGGCTGATTTGCCGATACCGTGACCGGACGCGACCGAGATCATCAACGGCTGGAAGCGCGTCTCTGGATTGTTCAGGTGGCCGCCAATGACGCCCATCGTCTCCCACTGCCAGTCGCGAGGACGCTCAACGCCTGCAAGCTCACCTTCGCCCCAAGGGAAGGCGTACATGGCAAAGCCCTGAGGGTCGTGCGTAAAACCTGCAATGTCGTCAATCAGCTGGAGCTCTAGGTCATTCCTGCTTTTGGCGTTCACGGGCTTTGGCCATCCGATCTGCGAGGCTGCCGACGACGTCATGCGCAACCTCCTGTCGATCGCGCCACTCATCAGGACGACGGTTCTTCAGCCAGAAGATCGCGGCAGTTGTGTCTGGCGGGTAATGCTTGATCAACGGGGTCTCGACAATCGCGCCCTCAATGACGCGGATATCAGTGTCCGGATGGCTGTAGCCCATTGCTCGCTGATACAGAGCATTGGCAACACGCTCATCGGCCACATCCTTGCCGAGCTTTAGGGACTCCGAAAACTCAGGATGCTGGATCTTCCAGAGGTTCAGCGTGCTCAGCGCCACCTCAAAGAAATCGGCCAATTCCTGATCGGTAGCGCCAAGCTTGCACAGCTTTCTCGCCTGCTCGGCGAACTCAGCCTTGTACTTACTTGGGCGTGCCATGGTGTTTTCTCTATGCGGATGCTGGAATCAGCTTCATCCAGTCGAAGGATGTGAAGATCGCAACGGTGACGCCATCGGAACCGATGAACTTCAGCCCATCAGACCCAAGCGTGTAGGTGTGCGCGGTGATCTCGTGCTCAACGCCTATGGCGTGAACGATGTGCTCATGCGGACTCCTAAGTTGTTTGCGCCAATACATCCACACATCTCTCCCGATCATCAAAGCGACACAGGCTGCGAGGCATATCAGGATCAGGGTGGCGTGGAGGCGTTTCATATCGTCTCGATGCTCACGCTCTCGCCGAACCCGACGTAGTCTTCCCATCCGTCGATAAGGCCGTCGTATTCTTCACTCATTGCCAGTCACCTTCGGCTGCGACACCACCCGGGCGATAGCCATAGCCACGCCGAGGACCATGTTCACGCTGGCCCATGCGACGGGGCTGATGTGGCCTTCGAACGCTACCCATGCGCCGGCTGCTGCGTTGAGCACTGCGGTGAGGATGGCGAGCTGCACACTGGTGAGACGCCAGCACTTGCGCCATTCGGGGATTAGGTTCATGAGCCAAACCCCTTGGCCAGGAACGGCCACAGCTTGTCGAACACGGCAACTAGCACCACGCCGGCGCCAATGCCATAGGTGAGCTTGTTGCTCAGCGTGTCCACCTTCCCGGCTACCTCGTCCTGACTCTCTCCGATCGCGGTGAGCTGGCGGGTCATGTGCTCGAACTGCTGCTCGAGCTTGGTCAGGCGGTTGGGTGACTGCGCGTGGTCGCGGTCGAATCTGTCCAGGCGATGCCGAGTGACGGCCGCCTCTTGCTCCAGGGCGCCGACTCGCTCATGCACTGTCCTGCCCTCATGGCTGTCGGTCATAGTGGAGTCTCGTTGGTGATTGGTCCGGCCTCACATGCGCGTGCGATCCGCCTATGAGCAAGGAGGCAGGCATGGGGCCGGAAGAGGGTTGGGCGCATGGTGGCGAGCCATTCAAACGGCCTTTAGCGCCCTAAACTGGTATTTCATTGCCGACTGAAGCGCGGATTGGCTTTCTAATCGGCATAAAAAAACCGACTCAGTGGTCGGTTTCTTGAATTGGCGTCGAGGCTAGGATTCGAACCCAGATCACACGGCTTTGGAGGCCGGCATGTTGCCGTTACACCACCTGGACGCTTGGTGCCGCCAAAAGGAATCGAACCCTTGGCATCCTGCTTACAAGGCAGGCGCTCTACCTACTGAGCTATAGCGGCTTGATTGGCTGGCAAGGCTGGATTCGAACCAACGACCGCCCGGTTAACAGCCGGGAGCACTACCGCTGTGCTACTTGCCAAACGATGCTGCAATCCCATCAGGCGAAGGAATCACAGCATGGAGAAATGATCCTACTAGCCGCACGGGAATGCAAGGACTTTTTCTCACCATTCAAGCCGCATCCTTCCACTGGTACAACAGGCCAGAAACCGGTGCCAGCGCGGCTTTGTCCATGTCATTGCAGGCCTGGAAGAAGGCGTCGATGTGTGACTCCCACTCACGGGTCCAGTTCTCGCTGCAGAGGCGCACGCCGTACTCGTCGAAGAGCCAGGCGCGGAAGGTCTCAGGGGTCGGCAGCGGGTCAGGCGTCGAGCTTTGCCCACCCTGATGCTGGCGGCGGTACCGGTAGAGAACGCCCTTGGCGACGTACTGCGCCTTCTCGCGCTTGGCTTCGGTCATACGCGGCAGCTTGGTGGCTGCCATCGCGAACACCAGCTCCTCGGCAATCTCCCGGTGGTCGTCTTCGGCCAGCGGCGAGTACATCCAGTGGCCGAAGCACTGCAGGCTGGCCGGCAGCGTACCGATCACCGACTGGACCATTCCGCACAGCGCCTGATCGAGCGCCACGTCGGTGCGTCGGTCCTTCTCGGTCTTCTGGATGCTGGCCTGCAGCATTCCCACCTCGAGGGCGTAGGAGGTAGTCGATTCCCGGCGCTGGTAGTAGGCGTCATGCCAGAGTTGACGCGCGCTGTTCATCTTCATGCTGCTGCTCCCTTAACCATGTCGGCCGAAACGATGATGCGCCCCACTTCGCCGTGCTCGGCGTGGTAGGTGATGACCTTGGCGTCTCGCCCACTCATCCACCCGCCGCGGCTCGCGTGACTGTCTGGCGCGGCCAGGGTGCGGTGCTGCTCGATCTGCATGGTGTTCGTCTCGCGCAGGACGTTGTGGTGCAGGTGGCCGGTGTGCGCATAGCTGTGCCTGGTACGGCCGAAGACCTCGCGGAACTTGGCGATGAACACCGTCTCAAGGGAGTCCATCCGCTTCTTGTGGCCGTGGTGGAAGAACAGCGACGTGCGGCCGTGCTCAATGCAGTAGTACGGATCCGGCCGGGTGATGACCTCAATGCGGGGCTCATCGGCGTACAGGGCTGCGAACAGCTCACGCAGCCAAGCGCTCGATGCCAGGTCATGGTTGCCCTCAGCCATCAGGAGAACGACGCGCTCGTGCTTCTGCAACAGCATGGCCGTCACGCGACGGATTACGCTGATGGCCACGCGCACCAGTTTCTGGAAGCGGGTATCGGCGTCAAGGACATGGCCGGAAGTTGGCGTAACCGCCTGGATTCCGTCCCAGTGCAGCAGATCCCCGAGCTGTGCGAATACGCCAGTATGGGAGTCAGGCGCCTGAGCGATGGCAGCACCAAACCAGCCGACCAGCGTGTCCTCGGCGATCTTCATATCCCATGCTGCGCCCGTCTCCTCCGCCCAGGCGTTCATGCCAAGGTGGTAGTCGGTGATGACGTAGCAGTTGAGCAGGTGCGCAAGCGTGTGCAGCGGAGCCGGCAGCGCCTTGGCTGGCTTGATGTCGAGGGCCAGCGCCTTGACCGCCTCCTTCATCAGTTCGGCTTGGCGCTCGTGATCGATGTTTGACTTGACCCACTGCAGTTTCTGCTCGCCGTCCTTGCCGTACAGCGTCGACGTGCCCTTGAGATGGAAGCCATCCGGCACCGTCTTCACCATGTCGTGCTCCGGGCTCCACCCCTGACGAGCCAGACGCGCCTTGTGGGTGTAGACGTTGCGCTCGTGCAGCCCAAGGATCTGCGCAGCCTCTGCCACAGTGCGGCCCGCCAGCGCGGCCTTGATTGTCTCGTCGTCGTGCTTACGTGCTGCCATTAGGCCGCTCTCCCCTGCTGCATCAGAATTCGGATTGTCTCGATCGCGCGCCCGCTCTTGATCATGGCGGGGTCGCAGCGGTGACTGGTCATGCGGCAACCCTCAGCTCTATAAGCTTCCGCACCCAATCAATTACGCTTTTGTCTCTTAGGTGGTTTGATGCAACCTCAAGAACTAGCCAGCCAAGCATGGTTGCTTCGTTCATCTTCTCCATGTCGCGCAACCTGCCCTTTCCTGACGTATGCCCGCCCCTTCCGCCAGACCAAATTCCCCCGTGAATCTCTACCGCTACCTTCATCTCAGGCCATGCGAAGTCAAACAGCCACCTCCGGTTTGGGTGGAACTTGTATTCACGAACAGCGCCAACTAAAAGCCCCTCCTCCTTCAGCATCTGGTAGAGGTCACGCTCAAGGTGAGACGCATACTTCCCGTCTTCCAGCCTGATTTTCCCTCGGCTCCGAGTCATGCATTCCACGGAGCAAAACGTTCCGGCATCGGCTACACGTTTCAAATCGGACTCCTTTATGAAGAACGGGGCGCAGCAGGTGACGCACACCCTGTTTGGCGTGCTGTTTCGAAATGATTTTTTCTGGCACTCCGCAGAGCAGAACTTGCGCTTATGCGCATGGGATGCAGGCACATCAAAAGCGACTTGGCACGAGGGACATGTCTTGCTTGATACCTGGGCCTTCTTCCGGCACTCATCGGAGCAATAGACGCGAGCCTTGCCTCTCTTCTGGCGGGACGGCTTTACGTGGAACGCTGATCCGCAGCACTTGCAGACAGCATCATTCTTCTTAAAGCGATGGTTTGCCTCTCCAGAACTTGAGCAAGTCTTGCTGCAGAAGCGCCCCCACCCCTTGAGTACATGCGACGGTGCCGCGTAGAAAGGCGTCTGACACTTTTCGCAAGCCTTATTTGGTGTTGGTTTCTTGCGCTCACGTAGGGCAATCGCAGAGGATTTTCCCGATCCAGCACTTTTCACCGGCTTGACCGTGGTTTGGGCTGAGGCTTTACGGATCGGGAAAGTCATTTACCGGCCCTCGCCTTCAGCCACTCGGCAACCGCAGGCCGCACAGTTTCGGGCACACGATCCATCAGCTCGCGCCCCCTCGCCTGCCGTGCTGGCCCGGTCATACCCTTGAGCTTGTGCAGGATCAGATAGCCGTGCTTCTGCGCCTCGATCTTCATCCGCTCCGATGGCGGGCAGCAGGCCAGATTGAATGAGCCATTCCCGGCCGAGGCCGTCGTAGTGCTCGCCGTCATTTCCGTTCTGTCCTATCACGTCGATTCGAGAGGGCTTCATGCCAGTTCCGCCTTCTCTTCAGGAGTGCGGCAATCGATGGTGTTCTGCTGGCCGAATGCAGCGGCCCGAATAGCGCCATCCGTCCACCCGGCATCCTCGTCGATCATCTGCAGCCGGCGAGCCGCGCTGTCGGCAATGTCCTGCCAGTCGCGGCGCAGATCCTTGTGGCCGCGCTTGCCAGTGGCGAATGCCTTCTTGAATACGTGCTGAGCCACCGGGCAGGTGATGCCAGCCAGCTCGATCAGCCGATACACGTCCACGCGGTCATAGGCGGAAACGTCGATGAAGTAGTGTTCGTGGCTCATTGCGGCTTCCTCGTTGCTCTGTTGTTTGCGATCAGGGGGAGCTGGCCGGGTGCCAGGTTCCACGCGAATGTCTCTTTACATCCGGTGGCGCATTGGCGGGCGTTCAGGCTTGGCATATTGCTCATGGGCTCGCCGCAGTCAGGGCAGGCGCGGCCGAGTGGGGAGTCGGTCATTCGGCAGCGCTCCCAT